CCCACAGGATCTTGGAGACCTTATTCCCTCCAAACTATGCACTACTCCAAAAAGTATGACAATGCACCAATGCCCTACTCCATCTTCTTTACGGGCGATTTCGCTATTCATGGAACTCCTCATGTGGGGAACCTTGGCCGCCCTGCAAGTCATGGTTGTGTGCGACTTCATCCTAGCAATGCTCGGACATTATTCGGGATTGTAAGCAGGGACCGTGATGGAACCCGAATCACAATTCGGTGACTTGGATCACATATTGCTAGATCAGTTACATAATGCCAGACAGAGCAGGAAGATCGTCAAAAGAGTCAAGAAACTTTGTCCCAACGATCCTCTTACTCTCATCGGCGAGGAACTGATAGAGAAACGCATTCAGTTTTATGAAAGTATGATAAGTGAAAAAACATTATTGCGAAAGAAACACAAAAGAAAGAAACATAAAAACATAGACATATTGGCAAAGAATCCTGTTTATGAATGGTATAAGACTGTCTTCATGGCAACTACCTTTGGATATAAGATGTTCTCGGATTCAGTTTCATCATATATGTCTTATTTCAAGAAAGGTAAAAACTAATGGCAGGAGAAAGAGCCGCAATCTTTGGACAGTTTATTGAGCAGTTATCGGAGACAGATATAAACATTCTTGAGAGAGAAGAAGTTTATAGGGTTCTGTTAGATGTTCTAGAAGAGTTTGATATAAAGGGTATGGAGGGTTACCTCGATATTGACCCGGCATTTGATGAGGTGTATAACGAAAAGTATCCGCCTGAAATAGAAGACTACGAAGAATGACTATATAGGTTCATGTGGACCTATAAAAATGAACCCCTGACAGAAATACCAGAAGGATATGAGGCATTCGTTTATTGCATAACGTGCCGTCCAACTGGTAGAAGATATATTGGCAAGAAACTGTTCAAGTTCACCCGCACTACCAAAAAGAAAGGTAAGCGGGTGAAGAAACAGGTTGACTCAGACTGGCTAGATTACTACGGATCTAATAAAGAACTGCTAGAGCATGTTGAGTTATTTGGTAAAGAGAAGTTCGACCGTGAGGTCATTCGCCTGTGTAAGACAAAAGGTGAAGCCTCATACTACGAAGCCAAAGAGCAGTTCGACCGTGACGCACTAATTCGTGAAGATTATTATAATTCCTGGATTATGGTTCGTGTCCGAAAGTCTCATGTTGTCAAGAAAGGAGAGACTTGACATTCCCAAATTATTCATCTATAATGGTACATTGAAAGTGAGGAAGCATGTCAATTGTAATATATTCCAAGGATGAGTGTTCTTTTTGCGACCGAGCAAGGGAACTGTTAAAGAGTCTCGGTAAGGAATATATCGAGTATAAGTTAGAAAAAGACTTCACTAGGGAAACGCTCAAAGCGGTATTCCCATCCGCCAAAACTTTCCCAGTAATCACTATTGACAATTCCTACATTGGCGGTTATAATGAACTGAGTGAAATCGCTAAGGAAGGAAAGCTATGATTGATAAATACAAGTTGGTAGAAGACCTCAAGAATGGTGTTGTTACTGTTGTCTTTGAAAAGGTCGATGGCACCGAACGCACGATGAGAGCCACGCTATCTGATTTATTTGTCCCTCAGGTTCTATCTGAGTATGATGGACAGGTTCCAAAGAATGCTCGCCAGCTAAATGATAATGTGCAAGCTGTTTGGGACATTGACAATCAGGGTTGGCGTTCATTTCGTCTCGACTCTGTGAAGCAACTATTGAAGGAGTGATATATGGCATGGCCGCATAAGAATCGACCACGAAAGGGTCGAAGAAAGATTGGTTCTACAAAACGCAAGGCTCGTCGTCTAAAGGGCAGAAAGAAAAAGAGTTAAATATGAATATGGAAAAGAACGTAAAGATTATTTCCGTGAATGGTAGTTCTGAAGGTATCAACTTCATGGATGCTCTAGCACTTTTATTCATCGGACTCAAACTTACGGATCATCTAGAAAGGTGGACTTGGGTAGAGGTTCTCTCACCACTATGGGCACCTCTTATGGTATCTTGGTTCATCATTCTGTTGAAAAGAACCTTTCTCAATAACGATAATGAGGATGAAAATGTCTAATGATAATGGCATCTATGTTCTGCTCACCGAGACAGAAAAAGGTCCAGAATATCGTGTAGCATATGCCCATGCCATTGGAAACATCTATGGTTCCTGGGATGCTGAAAAGGCATTATACGAAGGAAACCTTTCTGCAATCAAAGGAACATTTGGTGAAAGTCAAGTATTTCATACACTTAATGAGGCACTTGACTTTGCCGAATCCTTAGAGTATGATGTAGGTGAAACTGAGGATGGAATCTGCGTGATTAACGAGTTTAAACACTACGGATACATATTCACCTGAGGAGATAATGGCGCAAATCAAAATATATGGCACACCTAAAAAAATGGAAAAGCGTGAGATAAAGAAGGCTGCTTCATTTTTTTGTGACCATCTAATGAAGCGCCTTAGCAAAAATATCACGATTGTTATAAAATTCAAACGTGATATGTTCAAAGAAACCCGATGCTTTGGGTTTGCTACATGGACCGATGAAGATGTTAAAAACAACAATCATCGGAAGTTTGAGATAGAAATAGAAGCAAACCTTGGTCGGGTATTTCTAATCAGAACACTCGCACATGAACTTATCCACGTCAAACAATATGCCCGAAAAGAGTTAATAGAGTGTTCGGGTAACTATCAAAAGTGGAACAAAACTCTCTATAATGAAAACATTGTAGGTTATAAAAATCTACCATGGGAACAAGAAGCAATAAGTAGAGAAAAAGAACTTTACGAACTTTGGAAACAACATCTTGAAAGACAAGGAGAAAAAGGTGAGAAAGTCGGCTACCGTAAGACGACCTAAATTTGCTGATGAAAAATATCTGGGTCCAGAACCCACAGTCACCGAAAAGGCCACGCAGGTTGATATGGCCAGGGCATACACATGGTTCAACTATTTCTATAATAGTGAGGACGCCAAAAACTTCACACTCTCCTATCTCAAGCATATCAAATACAACAAAGACACAATCACAAAACTCTCCAAAGTAAATGCCATTGATCTTCATAACATCGGTTGGAACTGCCGTTTGCTCCACAATGGTAGTAATCTGCCTGATGGTGTTTGGGATCGTTGCTATTCCAGAATCAAACAACTTGCTTCTGCTGTTACAATCGATAACGACGAAGAACCAGCGGCAGTTGTCAAGGTCGTATCAATCCAGGACCGTATCAACAATAAAGCGTCCGATCTAATCGGCGAGTTGGAAGAACAGTTGGACGTGTTCTTTCAAGAAGGAGTTATTCAGTTCGATGTTAAGAAGTGGTCCCTTGAGAAGGGAATTAAACCGCAAATTGCGAAGAGGATTGCAGAACACTTCCGTCCTCAATACAATGAAATCACCGAAGCCCTCGAAGGCAAAGACAAAGAGTTGGCTGAGTCGTATAAGGGTTGGCGTAAGCCAGTTCTTAAAATCATGGCGCTTTTCATCAAGCGAATAATCGACCATATGGTAGAACTGGATTCTGCTGGTCAGACTATTCGTAAGCCACGCAAGAAGAAGGTAAAGCCAGCGAGTGTGCTGGTTGCCAAGATGAACTATCTACCCAACAATGATGAATACAAAAGTATCGATCCTAAGGAGATTATTGGTGCTTCGCAACTTTGGGTTTACAATGCTAAGACTCGTAATCTTTCTGTGTATAATGCCGTGGGTCATTCTGGCCTTTCGGTCAGAGGGTCTACGCTTACAGGATTTGACGAGACAACTTCGGTTACAAAGAAACTCCGTAAGCCAGAAGCGGTAATCAAACCTCTTCTCGAAGGTGGCAAAATCTATCTTCGTAAGGTTATGGACAATATAACGACAACAGAACAGAAAGCAACTGGTCGTATCAACACCGACACGCTTTTATTGAGAGTAGTAAAATGACCGACAAAGTAATCGAGTTTCCAAAACACAAGGTGGTTCGAGAAGTGCCACAAGAGCATCTTATAGCACGACAAGCAAAGGCTGACCAAAAGTTGGCCGACGCCATTGTTGATGATCTAACGGGAATGCTAATCACGGAACTTGACA